TTGCTGCAATGAAATTAGAAACTCCTGATTTGCGAATTGTTACCGACGACACAACTTTTGTGTTGACTGCAAAGTCAAACGGGCAGTCCTTTACAAACCCTGTAAGAGTGTACCACGTTCTCGTTGATGGTAACACAAAACCGTCAGAATCAACAGTTGGATCGGTAGTATCATCAGACCATCCTGCAGCCCAATCGACAACAGTGCCAGCGGTAAACAACTCGAATATCCTTACATGGCTTGCGTTAGTCGGATCGAAGTTCAGCTCTATTGTTGCTTCAGTTGGAGAACGCAATCCAGGCAAATAGGTTTTGTCCGTATCGGTCAGCGAAGTTGTTTCGATCTCGTCAAACGGAGCACCGCCCGGATTAAAATTGGTTACACCGGTAACCTCGACAACAGAATCATCGTCAGGATCGATGAAATAAACTTGAGTTCCCTGAGTTTTGATAGCCATAATATTTTCTCCTTATCTGGCTGTGATAAAATTAATGTCAAAAGAGTACCGGAAATTACCGGTAGTTTGATCTTTGCTTTCACCGCGCCATGAAACTATGTGTGCATAGGGTTCGAGTGCGTTTCTTAAGGCAAGAGCGCAAGCCCTCGCCGCCAGTCCTGTTTTTGCATACACATCAACCTGAGTTAAAAAAGTATCTGCATCGGGAACATTGCCTAAATAGTTTTCTGGTTCACCCCCGACAACTTGCCATACCGCATACGGTAGCACCGTATCTTCATCCGCTCCCCCGAACGGAAACACCCGAACCGGGTTTGTTCCGAGAACGGAACGAACCGCAGAGTCAGAGGATACTATCGGGAACAGTGGAGGGTTCATGCCGTTGCCTTCGATGCCTTTTTAATTGCACGGTCAATTGATTTTTTATACTGAGTAACAAATTCATTTGTTGCCGGTCCGACGTTGCTTTCAAGTGCCTGCCTCATAAACGGCTGCGCCTGCATCTTCTCGGTACCAAACTCAATAAGCCTCCAATGAGGGGTCGGTGCGTTTGCAGAAACGTCTCCACCAACCTTTAAAAGCGAACCGTGCTTTACACCTACCCGAAACATTAAGTTACCGCTTTTTTTAAACGTCCTATTGCTAAACCGCACTGCAATATTGTCAGCAATACTTCGACCGGTTGCAGGATCATCAACTCTTTGTGCCCCCTGCTTTGCAGCTTTAGCTACAATATTAGCGGCCCTTCTGAGCGCAAATCTACCACCCTTATATTTTGCATCGTTCGTGATCGATGCAAATTTAGCGGTCAATTCATCTATTCCCTGTAATCCGAATTGATCACTCACCGGTAACCTCTGCAAGCATTAGCGTCAAGTACTCAAGTCCCGACTCTTTATCCGGTAACGGCGGCCCGACTATCTCGTAAGTTTTACTTCGGAAAGAAACCCGCATTCCCGCAGTAACATCGGCACGATACCGGATAATAGCCCGGCACGACGTTTGGTTCTGGATGGTTGCCGCAGCAATAAAGTCCTTTGTTGAATACGGTTCCCACCCCGCCCAAACGGTCGCCAGTGTAGTCCATACCGTTTCCAGTTCCCCGGTATCGGAATCCTGTTCTCGATCAGGTTGAAGGATGGTTATTCGGTGTCTAAGTTTTCCGGCTTCAAGCATATTTTTGACTCAACATTTTTTTGTATTTGCGCTTGTCAATAACGCTCTGAATATATTCTTTTCTCTTTTGTGCCGTTGTTTTTATTTTTTTTATTCCATGCCGAACGTAATCAACGTATTCTTTTTTTCTCAGGTCTCCATGAATACCGATTATGTTTAAGCCGGTTTTCCAGATGGTATATGCAAATCCAACCTGGTCCCTTGGTTGTCGTCTATCAATTATTTCTTTCCACCAAAGCTCCATAGCGTTTTTTACTTTTGTATCGCTATGCCTTCGGAATAATATACCGCATTCCCATAGGCCGAATTCCGCCGGCATGCCTTCAGCAAAGTAATCTATGAACTGCATTTCGAGTAGTTCGTCAATAAACGGCCAGTGCATAGTTTTGATGTGGTCTATTTCTTCATACAAACACTTGCGCCGAGGGTGAACGTGTAATGCCATCGGCCTTACATTTAAAACTTTAGCACAAGCATTGACAATACTTTTTTTAGGCAAAATATTACCGTCAACCCAAATCGATGTGTCATAATTCTTAAAATACAGGTGCGGCAGAATCTTAGGGTGCTTTGCCTTTATCACATTGCTTTCGTCGTCAAATTCAAACGGCCTGATATTCCAAACGTTAGATTGAAACGGCTGATCTGTAAAGCATACATAATCAACACCGCCAACCGGTTCGGGATCTCTCAAGGTATCCCTTCCAGCCCCGGCAATTGCGGTATAAATTACGACCTTTTTCATTAAACAACCTTGTGCCATTTAAAGTTCAAAAACAGTCCAGAGTGGGTTAAATTTCTCAACTTCTCTTTGTTTTTTACTACCTTCTTTATCGTGTGATGATGTTCCCCTCCACGATAACTAAGCACCCCATTTAAAATCAAGGTGTTTCCGCTGTATTTTTTGTGTCTCATTTGAAAATGAACATCTTCGTACCCATAAGCCCCGGCAAATATTTCATCAAGCCCGCCCATTTTTTTATAATAAGCCAAATTTAAACAAAATATTCCAGGAACTATTTTATCTCCACGATCAAAATTAACAAGTTGATTACTATTCAAAGTCAATTCTACCAACTGTTTTATACCGGCCTCAGATACCCTATGATCCAAATCTATAAAAAGTATCTTTTCGCTGTTAGAAACAAAGCTGCCAAGGTTTTTTGCCCCTGAAACATTCCAGAAAATATCATCGTCAACCCGCAACAGTTTAAAATTTACATTATCTTTGGTGTTTATCTTAACCGGTACTGGCGAGCAATCATCAACAAAAATCAGTTCAATATTTTTTAAAATATCGCTGTCTAATGATGCTATTTCATCATAAAACAACTGTGTGTAATAATTATTTTTATCAATGTAAATAGGAACTACAATAGCTAATTTATACAAGTTTTTTCTCCATTAAATCGATATAAATTTCTGCATCGTTGCACCAAGATTTCAATTTTCTATAACCAATATCAGGAGTGTAGTATTTTGTTATTTTTCCGATTCCTGCGTTCAACCTTCCCGGCATCCCCTTAATTGATACCTGAAGTTTTTTATTTCTTCCGTCAACTAACAATCCTTTGTTATTGCGCCAGATTCGCATATCAACAGATATGTCGCCAGGTATTGATTCTATTATTTTTGGAATAAAACTTTTCTTGAATGCAGTCATGGAAAGCGCAGCGTGATCTTCTCTTCCCATTTCTCGATAACCCGAAACTCCCACATGGTAGTAATTTGTCCCCCACAAACCGACAAGTTCACCACTTTTTAATAAGTTAACCATGAACGATATGTATTCAGTTGAATACCAATCGTCATCTTCCATGATCAAAATGTTGTCGTGATTAACTTTAGAAAGTGCAAGCTCAAGATTTAGTCCGATGGAATGAATGAATGGATTTATCGTTGGCTCCCTCTTAATATATTCTGCATAATCAGGAAGCAACGAAGTGTCAAACGTGTTTATTCCATCATCAACAATTATCCATTGATCTGGCTTAATAGTCTGGTTCTTCATCCAATAATCACGCAGCAATCCAGACGCGAGAGGCCTGTCGCCGGTAGGTGTTATAATTGTAATCCCGTTCATATTTTTATAGCTTCCTCAAGTTCCATTTTTTCAAAACATTTCAGTTCGGTATATCTGCTGCAATTGTAAATGTTAACACCATGTTTTTTTGCCATACCATAAACACGGTTAAATTGATCATGCCATTTTTTTACTTTTGACTCGTTCGGGTTTCTCAGAATCGTTTCGTCGTGTAAACCGTGCCAGTGGACACCGTTTTTCAATGAGCAATCGTACCCGAGAAGGGCAATTGATTTAAAACCTTTCGATATTCCGAACTGTATAGCCCTCATACCTGAATTATACGGCCCCGCTGCAATATGATAATGCAGTTTGTACGTGTTCGCCGCCTTATCTGAACACGTCCACTTTTCTGCATTAATATCAATTTTATCGTGATTAACAGCCCACCATTTGGTATCGCCTGCATAGATGTAATCGCAGAACCGCGCTATACGCCATGAGTCATTGACAGCAACAGTTTTAATGCCCGACCGTCTCACCAGCTCACAATCGGATGCGGTAAGGCTTGGCCCGGATGCAATACAAAAAAGATCAATCATCGCTCGATAACCCCCAAGTTTTCAAAGGGTACAACAATGCTCGAACTACTGGCGGCAAAAGAGCCTCATTATAATCAGGTGATCCTGAACCGCGATATCCGTGCATATCGCCAATAAGTAAAAGTGTTGCCTGTTGAACCTGCGCCGGTATTTCCCTTCCGTCACTATCAGAATCACCAAAATCATCAATAACCATTTCGAGATAATCGAGAACCACACCGGACGCGGCCTGTATTTTTAATGTAATGTCATTCTCTTCGTCGGTATAGTCATCGATACGAAGGTGCGCTGCCGCCTGTGCTACTGTAACGAGCATAGCCATAATTATGACCCCTTCGCGTCTTTCCCGTGTTTAACGGCAAGCCGCCATTCTGAACCGTTGCCGGGCGACTGATTCGGGTTGTCCTTCTGAGCAATCCAGAACGATCCGCCATAGGTAACACCGTCGCCTTTTTTGTACTCTTTTCCGTCGCTGAACACGCCACAATCAATTACTATCGGCATGTCAATCACAAATTCTTTTTTACGTTCACCGGACTCGAAAACAAACTTAAGGCGCTTATCGGTAAGCTTGACGATGGAAAGATCATCGAATCCGAATCCGTCTTTTCCATCTACGCCATCACGACCGTCGCTCCCGTCTTTTCCATTTTCAGGCTGTTTTATTTTGTCGATGGACTTCTGCAGGACATCGGCCGCACGTCGTTCAAAATCAAGAGCCCACACAGCGGCGTACCGGTCAAATGCTTTCTGTAGATCGGCTTCGGTTATGTCTTTGCCGTCTCTTCCCGGTTCTCCCTTTTCTCCACGCGGACCGATTTCTCCCCGTTCTCCACTGACACCGTCTTTCCCATCAATTCCGTCTCGGCCATCTTTTCCAGCAATGCCGGGCTCCCCTCTGGCCCCATCGATTCCGTCTTTTCCAGCCACACCTGGAGCACCGTCTTTGCCGTCGACACCATTTGCTCCATCCTTCCCGTTTAATCCCGGTTCGCCCCTATCACCTTTCGGCCCGGCCTCTCCCGGTTCGCCCCTATCACCTTTCGGCCCGGCCTCTCCCGGTTCGCCCCTATCACCTTTCGGCCCGGCCTCTCCCGGTTCACCCCTATCACCTTTCGGCCCGGCCTCTCCCGGTTCACCCTTGGCTCCGTCTCTACCTGCGGCCCCATCTTTTCCATCCTTCGGAACCGGTATTTTATCGATTGCCTTTTGCAGTAGATCGGTTGCTCTTCGTTCGAAATCCAAAGCCCATACTGCAACGTTCTTTTCAAACAGCTTTTGAAGCTCTACTTCATCAATGCTTTTTCCGTCTGCTCCGCGCTCCCCGGTATCGCCTTTATCTCCCTTTTCTGCCTGCCTCGACTCCAAGGCTTTAAGACGCTGAATAATTGGCGAAAGCTCTTTTTTTAAATATCCATGCATTCCATCGATAAATTTTTCTACATCAAAACTCATTTTGTAGTGTCCTTTTCATAAGCATTTCCGTATTGATCGACAGAATATCCGCACCTTGGACAATCAACCGTTCCCATTTTTGATTCTGGTTCGTCGTTATAATTAAATTCATTTTTACAGTGCTTACATATCACTGTTTGTTCGCTAATACTTTTTTTGCTTAACAAATACAACGCCTTGTCGGTTTCGTCAGGGTCAGGTTCTGGTTCCGGTATGTTTTCCGGTGGCGGTTCTGCAGGCTTCTCGAACGGATTGTTTCTATCCCGCTCGTCCAACGCCGCAAGGCTGTAGTTTTGCTGCTGTAAATATGGCGTGTTTCCACCTTTTACCGGTCCGAGATTAAATTTTTTTCTTCCCTCATTCGGAGAATAAATACCTCCAGTAACACCTTCTACAGCGGTTTTCATCCGTAGGCTATAATCCATTCTCATAAGGTCGTCAAGATCGAATTCGGTTCCATATTTTGAAGGTAATGAAAGACCCTCATCCATCAATGATTCTACGCCCTCGATAAGCCGCTGCAAACAGTCAGAATAATATTTTCTGTCAAGGGTTTCCGATTCCTGATATGTTGGAGCCGGTCCGACGTGAACCTTGTACGGGGGGACCTTATAGACTGAACATATTTTTTCATCCGACCATTTCATCTGCTCGACAAGTGTTGATTCTTTTGCGGTAACGGCGAGAGGTTCATATTTTAATCCATCACCAAGTATAGCGAGCTTACCTGAATTGTCTCCGGTATAGTTTTCTGACCAGTGTGTTTTTATTCGTTCGGCGGTTTCATTTTTAATATGTCCCGGTGCAGTAAGTATTCCCCCAGGTTGAGAATTGTTCTGAAAAAACCGTGCCGAATTGCGCTGCATTGCAAGCCCCTGAGTAATAGCAAGGCTTGCAGCGTAAAGCGGAGGAACTCCGACCAAAGGATGAAACAGGCATTCCATCGTATCATGTATTATTTCTTTAGCCGGAATCGTAATATCACCCATTGCTCTCGATAGTGCGTCTTTTCTTACGGTGTAAAATACCTCGCCATTATCAGCAATAAGCGGTATTACTTTTGTCGGATCAAGTATATACAGGGCTATGACAATTTTTCTTTCGTCGCGTATTTTAAATGCATAAGTATTGCCATGAGTCAGCTTTGAAATCATCCAGCTTTCAATAAATTTTTGTCTGGTTTGAAAATGATTTGGCTTTCTTAATACCGGAGAAAATGCAGGGCTATCGATCTCTGTCCATATTCCTGCGGAATTTTCCATTAATCGCAGCCGCAGTTTACCAATGTCAGATGCTATTTGAGTAATGCAAGCATACACAGTAGGATGGGCGAGAGCGTCCTGCAGGGCAAGCGGATCGTCCGCCTGAAATGCCCCGAGGTAACTTTCGTGCAGCAGCGGTAACCACCCACGCGAAGAATCGACAGGGGCAAGCATTTTTAATGCCAGCTTAGTTATTTGCTTCTGAAACCAGTTTTGTACAGGCATTTAATTTACCTTTAATAATTGGTGTCAGCTTGCATGTCTTTTCTGTCGTAAAAAGACGAATTTTTCTTTTTTCTTCCGCGTTTGTTCTGATGAAAAGAGTTGTCAGGGATAGAAATAGTCTCCGGTTCAGGAGTGGCAACAATTGGGATTTCCGGTTGTGCTTCGGCTTGTTTTTTCTCATCCACCGGCTTAACTGCCCCGATCACGACCATGAGCTTTAAATCCTTGGCCTTTTCGATATTATACTCTGACCCTTTGGCGTGATACTTTCCCCCGTATGGGTGCGGTCTCAATGATTTTACCTGCATATTATTTCCGATCTTTTGAAATGGCGGCCCGGTTAAGGGCCACCATGATTGAAATCACCATTGATTGACTACGACGAGCTTACCGCACCGTAATCGGCATCACTGATATACGCAACGGCATCCGAACGTCGGAGGGCAAAATTGATTGCCCGAACAACTTTGATGGCCGTGCTCTCCGTCTGGAACATCGAGACCATTGCGGTGGTTTCACCGACAGGGGTATCTGACGCACCGGCAGGAGCATTGTCCATTGCGATCATCGCTTCTCGGCTGATCGACACCTGAACACCGGTATCACCGATACGATAGATGTCGGACGGCTTCAACAGGATGATGTGATTGGCATTCACATTGTCACCGGTAACAACCGTATCGCCTATCAACGTCCCGCCGTTCTGGGTAATGCCGGGGAACTCGGTAAGACCGAGCGCGTTAGTCAAAAGCTGTATTGCCTTTGCAAGCGACGGGTTCATTACCAGCTTGAGGCCGGAGGCGTTTTTCGCGGTAATAAAACCGGCATACAGTGCCTTGATGTCGGCACGGAGGGCGTCAGCGTCGGTCCCTGCGCTTGAACCTGCGGAGAGTCCGTTGAGGATACCAGCCGGGGAAACTCCTGCCGAGGCCGCGGCGGTACTGATAAACGTACCGTCAATGCGCTGTGAGCTGGCTTCAACCAGTGCGTCACGGACAAGCATTTCTGCTGCCGGGCTGGAATCCCGAAGAAGTTCATTTGATACAACCGCAAGGGCAGCAACTTTCAGCGGGGAAAGACTTACCGTGCTGAACGACTGCGCCGAAACCGGAATTGACTTCGACTGGCCGACCCAGTAACCGGTTGCCGCCCCATCCTGTCCTTTGATGGCGACATTGGCCGGAACTTCACGCAAGCCGAGCTTGTCGAAAACGGTCATCGAATTCAGATACTCGATGAAATCACCGGTGTACCTGGTGTCTGCTGCAACAAGTTCCGCGCCCCATTCACCCGAACCTGATCCACCTCCGGCAACCGCCGCTTTGATCACGGATACGAGCATTGGATTTGATTTTCCCCACCGAGTTTCTGCAACGGCAAGCGGAGAAATCTGATCGAGGTGTGCGACGGCCTTTGCGATTACCATACGTGTAAACGACTGGCCCTTGAACTTTTCGTCGGGATCTGCTTTGTGTGTGATAATCGTCGGGCCGGTTTTCACTGACGGTACGACCGGCTGCGCGGTGTCACAGGTTGCAATCTCTACCTTTTTCATACGGATGTCGGTATCGAGAGCCCCGAGCTCGCCAAGCAGGGTATCCATTTCGGAGGTTTCGGCATCACCGGCAGTCCCGCCCTTTACGGCTTCTTGGAGTTCGCCAAGACGTTTGATTTTCAAAGACTTCTGATCCTCCAAGCCTTTGAGTTGTTCACGGAGAGTCATAATTCTCCCTTTCGTAGTTGTTGATTTTCCCGAAACGCCGGGTATGTTGTAGCCTGACGCGGCTGATTTTATTGCTATTATTGTTGCTTCCTGATTTGCTGGAATGGTAACCGCTGAGAGTTCAAGCCACTCCCATTTTGTAATGTGCATCCCTCCGGTGCCTTCGATCCAGGCGTATTCCAACGCCTTGAAACCTATCGACAACCCCTGTACGAGCTTGTTTTTAAGCATCTGCCAAGCCTTCAGCAACCGATCTTTAAGCTCTCCTTTGTCTGGTATGTCCGCCACCTCTCCCTCAACATCGATACCCTTAGCCGTAACAGTTGCTTTTGTTATCCACCCGATAGGGTCGGCACTATTGTGCTGCCAAAGAAACGGTATAGGCAGCTTGAATGATGCACCTTTAGGCTCAACAATGTCCTGAAGCCGGTCTGGTGTCGGAGTTGATGCAACACCCTTAAATGTTCGCTTCCCGCCTTCAGGCTCACTTACCGACTTGATTTCAAAAAACGAATAAGCTTTACTGTTCATACTTTCCTCACACGAAAAACAATTCATATTCTGGCACTTTCGTCGGGACATCGCGCCCCTTTAATCCGATAGCCATTGCAGCGGCAACCGCCCCATCTATCCTAAACCGTGCTTTACTCTTATCAAGTTTTCTGTTTCCAGAAGGATCTTTCAATACAATGGCATTAGACATATTCCAAGTCAGACACGGATTACCGTCGTGCTTAAACCGGCGCTCAAGTATCGAAACCTCAAGGGCGTCAATTGCCGGAGCCATATCTTTGAAACCTTGTCCCCACGGAACAAGCCGGAGTGCCCCAGGTATTTCAGTATCGCGTCCGTCCACCCACGTCTCTATTCCGATGTTGCCAAGTTCACGCAGAAGATCATTTATTCTCCACCGGTCGTAAGCCAAACCGAGAACGTGGTATTTTGAACACGTATCGGCAACCCACTGAGCAATAAATCCGTAATGAACCGATCTGCCCGGAGCTGTTTCTATTACCCCCTGTTTTCCCCAAAGGGTGTACGGCACCCGGTCGCGGTCTTCGTGCTCTTTGAGTGTATCACCAGGCTTCCAGAACCAGGCCTTTACCCGGTCGCCTTCAGTTGCACTTACCGCAACGGCAGCGGTCAAATCGGTGGTTGCAGAAAGGTCAAGCGCAAGGTAAATATCCTCCCCGTCTTCGAGGTGCGTACTGCTATCCTGGCACCCTACCCATTCGGCGCGGGGGATAAGCGGTGATTCTGCATTTATACGTTGGTTAAGATACAAGTTTCTGAATGTTGCCTCAAAAGACGGCATCCGTTTTGCCCGTGCCGCCATAACGCGCATATCCTCAAGGCTTCGGAAGTCATCGAGAGCGGGGTTTGCCGCATACCATTCTTTCTCATCGAAAATATCGACAACATCTTCCTTGACTTCATAGAGATGTGTAACCGTTGAAGGGTCGTTCCCGCTCAACCCGTCATCGATCAGCTTGCTTAAAAGATGTTGCGGATCATTGCTCTGTGTACTGATGGTAATAAATAGCGGCTCTTCACGGGCACCCATAGAGGTATCGAGTGCATCGTACAGGTCGCGGCTTTTCGCCTGTGCCAATTCATCGTAAATAACAACCGTTGGATTTAACCCGTGCTTGCTTCCAGCTTCGGCGCTCAGTGCCCGGTAAAAACTCCCGTTATTGTAGTTGACTATCGTTTTCGTACTGTCAACCAATTTTAGCATAGATTCAAGTTCGGGATCAGCCCGGACGATCTGGGAGCACACTTTGTAGATAAGTGCCGCCTGTTCGCGCTCTGTTGCTGCGGAGTAGATTTCCCCGTTCTGTATTGCTTCGGGTCCGATAAGGTGGGTTAATGCCAGAGCTGCAATGATTGCGCTTTTGCCGTTTTTTCTTCCAACCGAAAGAACAGCACGTCTTACAATCCTGCCGCCATTATCATTACACGGCCCGTAAATGTCTGACAGAAAGTTCCTTTGCCAATCGCGCAAGACAAAAGGACCACCAGCTCCAACCCCGGAAGGCACGGTCAGGCATTCAATAAACTGGATTATTCGGTTGACTCTGTTTTCGTTTATCATCAGTCACCGCGTTAGTGTGGTAATCGGACAAAAAAAAGAGCGCAATATGGAGGTATGGCCCCATACAGCGCTCTTTTTCGCGTACTCCGGGTAATTATGCCGGAATATGCCCGATTTGGTGTGGTTAAACACCTGTTCAATCTCAATATATAATAATGGTGATTTATTTTTGCGGTTTTGAAGAAAAAGCTTGCAAAAATAATTTTTTGTTGTTATATTTGTTGTTAGTAATAGAGGAGAGATAAAAATGATAAAAAACCTAAAACTTGAATGCTTCGTTGATGATCTTGAACTCCATGCGAAAATCAGATCGTCGGTAAGATTGTACAGGGCAGCCATGAGAGCGGCATATTCTTTCTGCGCGATAGCTGAAACTGCCGGAGCCGAAATAGATACCAGTTCCGATAATGTAACGGTAAAACCATCCGATGAAAATTGCCGTAAAATCCTATCTGAGTGTATCGGAAACAGCGGGAAGATAAAATACTATGAAATGTATACATGGATGAAAGAATTATACCCGTCGTTAATGTGTAACTCGTACTCAAAAATACAATACACTATCGGTAAAATGATGACCATGAAAGACCAAGATATAAAGAAATGCCAGAAAAAATTTCTTGTTCTCAATGGAAAACGTGCCTTTGCATCGTTCAACCGCGCCGGAATTCCGTTAAAGGCTGGCATGGCAAAAATTGACGGGCATAAAATATTGTGCC